TGCAAATAACCCTTTTGAAAAAAGGCTTTACCCAAAAGAAGCGCCCGCTGCAAAAGAAGAGCCCTCGCCCGCTGCAAAAGAAGAGCCCTCGCCCGCTGCAAGCGAAGATGCGCCCGCTGCAAGCGACTCTTTTGAAAAAATAATGGCATTAGTTGTTTCAATTTCACCAATTAATAAAGTATCAAAAAATAAAGTATCAAAAGATATAAAAAAATATAAACAATCTAAAAATATATTATCTCGTAAAGCTTCTGTTGACTCGAGTTTATTAAGTTTTCGATTTGATGCATCATCAAATATAATAAATTATGAATCACCATATGGATATAATATGCTTTATAATCCAAAATATAGCACGGCTAAAATTCCTATATTTTATTCAGATGACATTGAAACTGAGAGAGAAAAATATAGTACAAAATTTATTATAAATGATAAAAAAAGTAAATATATGGGATTTATATTGGATATAACAACAAAGGCAATATTATCGGCCCCACTTGCACCATTACTCAATAAATTAAATAAATCGGCAATAAAATTAGTAGATAGTCATTTAAAGAATAATTTATATGAAATCATTAAAATTGAAGATGGCACTATTATAACTTTATATAGCTGGATGCATCCACAAAATGGAATTATGTGGTCCATGGCGTCAAATCGCGGCTATGATGTTTCATCTTTCAAATGGATGGGAAAGATGACATATGCTGAAATTTTTTACGATTTAGTTGAGCGATTATATCCGGAATTTAAGGCGCTAACGGGTATGGGTATATTATATATTTCACTCAATGGCGAGGTAAAAACAATATTAACTTTTTCAAATTTAGATCCCACTAAATGTTATTCATTGGGGTTTAGGCATCATAATTTTCATCCATTAAAAATTGACCCTGAAAAAATATGGCAAGTACAATATTCGGATTTATCAACAAAAAATGAAATTATACAAGTATATTCTGGTGGGTTTTTTCCTCCGGAGATTTTGCCAGTTCAAGAGATTTGTCAGTATTCAAAATTTGTATCAACTGATTCGACCCAGGCAATATCATATTCTATAATAGAAAAAAAGGGAGAATCTTCTTTTATTAATGCATGCATTGAATGCGGCAAATATATTGAAAAAAGCAGTTTATTTGCCGATGATGATGATTGTATGGCCGCATCATCATATATTCCGCAATATGGATTTATTCTTAGGTCATTAGATATATCACAAACGGGCGACTTATCTAATATTATTATTGAATATCCATTATTTATAAATATTAAAAAATTAATATATGAGCATTTTAATAAAGATGCGCTAATTAATGAGACAAATAGAATGAAATATAATGCAATGAGGGCATTTTTAAATGATGGTAGAGGTGATATTTTTACTTCATATAAGAAAAAATTTATTGCATTATACCCTGAATGGTCTGCTAAGTTTTATGTATTTGAGCAATTTATCGCGCAATTAACAATACAAATTAGACTTAATATTATATATCAGCAAAAAAAAGAAAAGCATTCACATGTAGAGTCATTAACTATGGGGGATTTAAAAATAAATAAAGAAAAATTTGAAAAAATAGCAATTGATTTTGCAAATATGATAAAACAACATTTTAAAATTAATAAATACACAAATATACATAATCTTGAAAAAATTATAAGAGATTATATTCAAAATTGGCAATATGCATCCATATATTTGCACATTTTGAAAACTTAGGGGGTGTCTACACTTGTAGTAATACCATATTTTTTTTACAAATATAAATAAATATAAATAAATATAAATAAATATAAATAAATATAAATATATAAATAAAAATGGTTGAAACTAATAATGATAATCGAGATTATACAAATAATAATAGAAATACCAATGTGTTAAATTTTTCAAAAAAATCAAAACAATTGAATCAAATTGGTAGAAATAGAATACAAAATAAATATTTAACACAAAATGACGAATTAATGTCTGGCTCATTAATTAATTTATATTTTGATGAGCATAATACCATACCTATTCAAAATTTATTTAATATGTATATGTTGGCAAATAATTTAAGATTATTTACACCTAAAAATGTAACAATGCCGCAATTATTGCAACTTGTGCGCATAATAAATACATATGGGCCATATAAGGCAAACTATACAATGTATGCAGATTGTATTGTGCCATCATATTTAAGTATTCAGGAAAAATTTACATTGGCATCATATATTTAATAATACATTTGATAATATATTAATATAATATATTTGATAATAAATATTATTAGCAAACAACTATATATTTTTATAAAAATGCCTAATTATTATAGAACAACTTTATCCGATGATGAAAAAAAATTAACTACATCAGCGTCGGCTACATCAGCGTCGGTTACATCAGCGTCGGTTACATCAGCTACACCAATATTAGTAAATATGCTGGGATTAGAACTGCCAATTATTGAGTCGCCAGCATCAGAACTATCCGCATTATTAATAGCGGCCTTGGATCTACCAGCACGGGATCCACTATCATCAGAGCCACCAGCGCTCTCTCAAATGCTATCAAGAATGGAAGCATATGAGGCTGAAGCTCGCAGTGTATATGGCCCCGCAATCAATGTTAATACAACTGGGTGTATTATTGAGCTCGCATAAAGTTACTTGTAATTTTATAAAAAATAATTAATTATTTTTTTTATTTTTTTATTCATATTTATATACTAATTAATATATTATAAATAGACAAACATATTACTAATATAAAATGGAAGATTCTTCTAATAGTGGACATCTTAGATACCAATTAAAACCCGGAAAGAAGCGCCAAAACCTTGGTGAATCTTCAAATATGAGATTTACTGGATTTGATGATTTTCACTTTCCTAGCCAAGGAACACCTGCGTATCAACAAAATGGGTCTGAAAATAAAAGGTCATATAATATAGCGCAAAACCAAAATTACTCTACAAACCCAAATGCAAACTCTGGCATTTTAAGTGGCATTTCCAGAAGAATGGAATCTGCATAATTTTAATTATTTTATCCTATTTTTTTTTCTAAATGTCGAACAGATGCGGCTAATTGCTCAATATTTGCATTTAAGCCGCTAACTATAGTCTCTAATGATTTAATTACGGTTAGTACACCCGCATCTGGTTTTATATATATTTTTTCAATGTCATCATATGATACAATCCATTGATAATATCCTTTTAATTTTTCATTAAATCCATTTTGGATTTTTATATATTTTTTTTTATCTTTATTTAATTTCTCTGGTGGTGTTTTTGGGTTTTGAAGGCTGTCATTTGACATTATGACTTCAAATGGATTTTTTAAAACAAAGCCACCGGTTCTAAATTCCCCGGTTTTTAAATAATACCTAATATGGGTACCATATCTAATTTGCGCCCAAGTATCCTGATCAATTTCTAAATACCCAGTTAATTTATCCTCTTGTTCTCTTTGAGAAAATACTCGGGGGGCATACGTTGTGGGTGCGGTTGCAGTGGCTCTTTTAGAACTCGTGGCGGTTGCCGTGGCTCTTTTAGAACTTGTTGAAGATGCTCGTGTTGAACTCGTTGAAGATGCTCGTGTTGAACCTGTTGATGTCGCTCGTGTTGACCCAGTTGATGGCGCTCTTGTAGAGGTTTCATCTTTATATGATGACTTGGAACTTTTTTTACTACTTCTTTTCATACTTGTATTTATACTTGTATTTATACTTGTATTTATACTTGTATTTATACTTGTATTTATACTTGTATTTATACTTGTATTTATACTTGTATTTATACTTGTATTTATACTTGTATTTGTAATAAATTTGCAATAAATTTGCAATAAATTGTTACTATATATTATATGAAATATAACTATATTATATAAAATAAAACTAACTGTATGGCTTGTATACAACTGTATAATTGTATGCAATACAAATGTATGGCTTGTATGAAATACAAATGTATGGCTTATATACAACTGTATAATTGTATAAAATACAAATGTATGCCTTGTATGAAATACAAATGTATGGCTTGTATGAAATACAAATGTATGAAATACAACTGTATAAAAAAAAATGAAAAACATCGAGAAAATAAGCTCAATATATCTGATTATTATAATATTTATAGAAAACCCCCATTATATCCCACCGTTATTAATACAAAATTCTAAAGGCAAAATGAGCTTCCAATTATATCTCACATTTATTAATAACAAATTTTAAAGTCAAAATGATGAGAGCCCATCGTCGCAGGTCTGGTCAAAGACAAGATACTAATGATGTATCAGAACAACGCTGGCCAGAGAACCACCTTCGCCGGAAGGGATTTGTTATAAGTAAACAGACTACTAATAGTAAACTGCCTCCTAATGGTACAACATGCTATAACTCTATTACTAGTGTTGATGTTGTCAATCCTATTGCTAGTTTTGATATTGTGACAAGATAACACGATTACTTATAAAATTGATTAGTCTTTTTTTTTGTTGTGATTGCCCATGTTTGCATTTTTATGCTTTTTTATAATTAGTGACTTTATTGACGACCCCTCGTAATCTAACCGGCATAATAATTCTCCTTTTTGCAATATAAATATTATTATAAGATTGCATATAATTTACCAATACACTAATGTCACTTATATATAAATTATTTCCAATCGGCATTGAATTTGGAATATTGCTTACCGTATATGTATATTCGCCACTAAAAATACCAATATTAAATGTGTCCATAATAGTTTGAGTAGTAACTCCAGCCGATATATTATTACTAATAATGCATTTTCCAAATTGATAATTAATAGTTGCATTTATTTGTAATGCGCCATTAACATAAGCGCTATTAATTTGGGTTAATGACCCAACCCTAAAATTTTCTGTGAATGTAACAAATGGGTCTAAATAAAAAACATCATCATCAATAACGACGCCAGTTTCTATATTTGCACTATCTCCACTTGAGTCAGGAGGATATCCAACTAATAATCCATTTTGACTATTTAAATAAGAATCTAATTGATATATTCCACTATTAAAATTTTTAATATAAATTCTATCCTCTGTAAAAAGATTATGATTTTCATATATAATGGATAAAAAATATTTACTTGCCGCCCCCGGTGTAAAATTACAATAAATTTTACAATTAATAATATCAGGCTCAAATGAAATTGGAAAATCTGGATTTCTAAAAACCAATGATATTGAATTAAATTGAATAATTGGCTCTGTAAAAATAAATTTATTAGAGCTATAATATAATGGAACCACACTTGTAATATTTGGCGCAATGCTTGCTAATGCGCTCCGATATTGGATCTGAAATACAAAATGATGTAATGCAGAAGTGTGGCCCCCATTATATGCCTGCACACCCGCTTCTTTTATCTGTATGGTGATTAATCCGGCAAATGGCGTTTGAGATAATGGATTTGCTGTCCATGGTATTATATTTGGCGGCACTGTTGTTGGCAGTCGAGGTGGGGCTTCTATTGGAATTTGCTGGTTTTGTAATACAGGATTTAATTTTTTTGATGCGCTTGGGACACTATTATTTTGTTCTAATGAAATATTGGCTCCAAGATCAAGATCTAATTTTGGATAATCAACTTCTTTTAATATAGGCAATGTAAAAGAAGATAATTCAATTTCAATAATATTATCTAATAAATTCCTAGATCCTATAATACCTTGCTCTATATTGGTGGAGCCTTGCATCTGAATATTCCAATTTAATTCGCCGCGAGATAAATTACTCGAACCCGATTTAGTAAAAGAGTCCAATATTAAATAATTATCAGATATTCCAAAGGTTTGGGCGGAATATGGGCGATTCTGCTCAAAATACATATATTCATTAGAGCGATTTTTTCCGGTTGAATTTGAAGAGTTTCTACTATGAGGGGTAATTTCCTCACTAAATACTTGGCGTTTTAATAATTCATGCACATTTATTGGTTGATTTCTATCCATTTTTTTAGTTTTTCAGCTTAGGTTAAGCTTAGGTTTAATCTTAATTTTATAAAAAGTGTTATATATATAATATGAGATAGTATTTTACTATATATTTAATATGAAATTAGTATTTTAATATAAAAACCTCCCTTTTAGAGGCCTTTTAAGCGTTATATATTTGATAATTATTAATATGTATACAAATTTTAGCCATGGGAAACTGCCAAAATACGCCCGATAAAGAATCCCACAGGGATGAGCTCATTGACCAAGCTGAAGATCCAGCCCCATCTCCAGACCCAGCCCCATCTCCAGAACCAGCTCTAGATCCAGAACCAGCTCTAGATCCAAATACAGTATATTGTATTATCGAGGAGAATTATAATCTTGAAGAGCTTATTCGTAATTGCTGCGAAATAGTAAAGAAGTTAACGAGTATAGTTCTTTTTGGTAAAAAAAATACTGAAATGATTGGTTTTGCCAATAATACATTTATATATCTTCTGGAGGAAAATCATTGTTTTCATAAAAGTTTATTGATTACAATAAACAATCAAACTGACTATAGTGGCAAAAAATGGTCGGCAAGAATTGACATTCTTGGTTGCAAAATTTTACCTAGTTGCATTCTTGCTCTTGAACAACGAGACCATCTTCCCCAAGCAACCCGCTCTAATCAATTTATCTTTGAAAATAGACAGATAGTCCCTAGCTTCGATATGGTAAAGAATCGTCTTCCAGATGTAGTTTTACTTGCAGTGGGCTCACCTTTGGACCCTCCACACAATGGTGACACTACCATGGAAATTGATATATGCTCTTCTAACATCGCGAGGATTCCTAGAGTTGGCCTTTCTAATGCCGCGCATTTCTAATGCCGCGCATTTCTAATGCCGCGCATTTCTAATGCCGCGCATTTCTAATGCCGCTGATGTTATCATTATTGACCCACACTGCGTATTTCGACATTTGGTAAATGCTTTTTTATATATTCTATACAATTTTTTACCATTTTTTTTTCTTTTTCAGTTTTAAATTGTCGTGTAAATTCTATTGCAATTATGTATTTATTTATTTTTGCTTTATTTAATACGGCGATTAATTGAAATACTTGAAATGCGTTTCCATTTGGCAATAGCAATGATTTTGTATACAATGCCTGTAACACTTTATTTATATTTTTATAATAAGGTGGGTATTTTTTTGCCTGTTTTTTATTTGTATGGGGGCTTATTATATGCCGCTGTGCCGTATAAAATACTCTATTATTTAATAATTTAGAATCGAAATATAATATGACGCCGCCTAATATTCTTTTATCAAATATTTTATCTGTGCAGGAGAAATAAACACATTTATTGCTTGTATATAAACCGCTTCCTTGGCTATTTGATAAAATGTCATTTTTTTGAGTAATTTGTAAATTTGACTTTTTTATTAAAGAATATGATTTTAATTCGCCATCTTGTAATATTGATTGTAATGAAGTTAATTCAGTTACATGAAATAAAAAAAAAGACATTATATAAATATATATATACTTTTTTCTAAAAAGTATTTTTTGATATACTTTTTTCTAAAAAGTATTTTTTGATATACTTTTTTTTAAAAAGTATTTTTTGATATACTTTTTTCTAAAAAGTATTTTTTAAAAAGTATTTTTTATTAATATTCGCCTAATATTTCAAGTGATGCGGAATTAAGTGCGTCTAAACATGTATTAGGCTCAATGTTGTCTTTAATAAAACCTATATATAAAAATAATAAAATAATAAAACGTGGCTTGGCATCTAATATAAAAATATGGTCATATGAAATACCATTAGAATATTCATGTATGCTACTTTCAGAATATGAGCCAATTATTTTATAATAATATAAATAATAAATGCATTCTCTAATATTTAATTTAATGTTATGATTTTTTACTTTTTCTTTTGTTTTTGTTATAATTTTATATACAAATTGTTTTGATATATTTAGGGAAAGTAAAAATATATTAGAAATTGTGTATATTATTTCATTAATCAATGATTTATAATTTATTTCAGTATCGGCTGTGATATTGTTTAATTTATTTAATTTTATTCTATCAAATAAAGCACTTATATTACGCATATTTGTTGATATTGCATTCATATTTTTTTAATATACTTTTTTCTAAAAAGTATTTTTCTAAAAAGTATTTTTGATATACTTTATATGCTATATATATTTTTGATATACTTTTTTTGAAAAAGTATTTTTGATATACTTTTTTCTAAAAAGTATTTTTGATATACTTTTTTTGAAAAAGTATTTTTGATATACTTTATATGCTATATATATTTTTGATATACTTTTTTTGAAAAAGTATTTTTGATATACTTTTTTATAAAAAGTATTTTTGAAAAAGTATTTTTGATATACTTTTTTATAAAAAGTATTTTTGAAAAAGTATTTTTGATATACTTTTTTTGAAAAAGTATTTTTGATATACTTTTTTATAAAAAGTATTTTTCTAAAAAGTATTTAATCAAATTTGATTATATAAAATAATGTACAAAATTAAATAAAAAAATGGCAATTTTGCATAAACTTGTTAAAACGCCTATATATTATAGTATCCCTTATAAAAAGCCCAGGCGTACTTCATGCCATAAAAGAAAGATTGAAAAAAAGGCGCATGAAATAGTGTATGAAGGTATTTATAATTTAATTGCAAAGACTAAAATGACCTGGAATCCTTCTAGAATCAGAAAAATGGCTTGTAAATTAAAAGACACGCTATACTACTTGTCGCGCACATTAGAAGAGTATGCAAATATTAGCACATTACAAGCTAGAGTAATCAAACTAGTTAAAATGATTATTAATAGAGAAATCTTAAAAATGACCGAGGTTGCAGCACCATGTGATGATAGTCATATCGCAGGGCTTTTTTCTAAGTTATTGATTTGATTTAACTATATATATTTCGGTAATTTTGATTATTTCGGTAATTTTGATTATTTTGGTAATTTTGATTATTTTGGCAATTTTTATTATTTGTAGTAAAATAACAATATGAAATGCATATAATAATTAATAGTATTAATACTACAATTAATATTATAAATATATTTATATTGCTATTTCTATTTTTATTAGTATGGCCACCACTAAATAAACTAAATGGTGATTTCATTGTTGCCATATTCATACCGTTGCTCACCCATTCAGGATGCTTATCCAATAAATCCATTCCTTTTTCAACCAATTCAGGGTGTTTATCAGCAAACGCGGCAGCAAACATTGCCGCCATTATAATTTTTTTAAATTAATATTATTATAAAATAATAAATTTTATAATTTTTTTTTTAATTATATATTAATATTCCCCAGCACCCCACCATTCTTTGTTTTCCTCCGATTTAAGTTCCTCTCGCAAGAATGGGTCAATCCAAGATTCTCTATTCATTATGCCATTGATTGGCCTATATGGGTCATTTCGCATTAGACTTAAATTTGCATTTTTTTCATCAAAATCTAATGTATCGGCATTTAATTCTTTTGTTACCATAGTGGGCGTTGCATATGGTGCCGAAATATTTGTTCGATTAAATGGATTTCCTTTAGGGGCATTTGCATTTTCATTTTTTTTTAACTCTGGATGTCCGCTTTTTAAATTTATTGGCGGCGCAACATTATATTTATAATTTTTTACTAAATTATTATTTATCTCATTTATATCATTATCTATATTGCCACTATATGGCATATTTGTAAAGTGATTTTTATGCATATTGCCACTATATGGCATATTTGTAAAGTGATTTTTATGCATATTGCCACTATATGGCATATTGCCATTATATGGTGGCCGCATATGATTAAATTGATTTTTATTCCCATTTGATGAATTTGTATATAATAAATATGCAATAATGCATATTATTATAATGGTAATAATAATTATTAGACATACAATCATATTAATATATTTTATTGAGTATATTTATAAATTTTTAATAAAAAAAAATATATTTACTTAATTACACAAATTTAAAATCTATTAATTAGTACTGAAAATCCATTAATTTCCAATTCAATATGAGACATCTCATTTTTAGTATTAATGGTAGACCCAATACCAACTAACCAGGTGCTTTCCTGACTTGGTTGGAGAACTGGTTTGGTATCTCTCATACTCTGAAATGCTGCTCTTAAATCATGGTATTCAGAAGTCAAGTTATCAGAAAAGTATGGGGCACCACAGTACTGCGAATTCTTTCTAGGAATATTCTTGAAAATAAACATGATTTGTCGAATTCTTGAATATCCTGGAAGAATAAGAATACCTTCAATTGGGACACTATTATGGCTAGGATTAAATCCTAGGTCTGTAAATCGAGTGGGTGCATCTCTTGGGATTTTGAAGCAAAAGAAGGTGTTCAATGTTGCTTTTTCACTCATAGTGTGAGTAAATGCCGTCATTAGAGACCCACTATAATTAGAAAATTTCACTTTAATGTTCAATTGATTGCCATTCGCGTGCATGAGTGCAAACAGCTCCGTACATGACATCATACTAGGAATGCGGTTGGCATCGATTGGCGCCACAATCTGCTCTGCAGGAAAATATTGAACCCCCCCGATCATAAATAATACTATTTGCCAAATCCTCGGTGGTTGCAATGGTGATTGTAAAATCTCCTAATTTTTTTGTAGCGCTTTCTACTTTTTTGGCGCTTGGTGCCACAGTTGAAACTTTGTAATCCCCCGTTGTGGTTTTGCCATCTCCATATAATTTAATTAATACGGGCTTTAGCGTTTCTTCTGAGGTTGCCTCTGGCAATATTTTGTCAAGCAAAACATTATTTGCCGACTCAAATTGCCTGGCTACTTTTGTATTAGCATTTTTGGTTTCAATATCAGCAAATTCAAGAATTCTCACACCAAATTCAATTTTTTGCCTATAAGAACGAGACCCCCAAGGCTCTTCGCCTTTGTGCACTTCATCGATACAAAACCGTGACCAATAAAGAACAGACCTAAGGCGGTCTCCAGCGGTTGGCAGAGTACCGGCCACTTCCTCTACTAAATTCAATCTTTCATTGATATTTCCAATACTTGTGATATTTTTGACAAATGTATCAAATAGAAATTTATCTCCAAATCTCTCAAAATAGTTTCTCAAATCAAAGGGATATAAAGAAGATTCGGCTTGCCTTAATCTTGCCACATTTTCTTTGCCTTCTCTGTCAATTCTTTTATTATGCAAATAAATGCCCTTTTCTCTTTTTCTCCCCATTCTACGCTTGCCAGCTGTTAGATATGGAATAGTCGCCATTTTATATATGTATTTAAATATAATAGTATGTATTTTTATAGCTGATTTCTAAAAATGTGGACATATTTAATTATGTGTATAAATTCAAATATAGTTGCATTTTTGGTATAAAAAAAATACAGATTTTCAAAACTAATATGGATTTCCAAATTTTTTAATTCCATATTTTATTTCTAGATACGCAGATGGTAAAATTGTTTTTATTTTTAATAGCGATTGGCCAAATTTATTTAGATCGGCATTTTCTGGAGCGTCTTCTGCCCATAAATGAACTACTTTTAAATTTGGCGGGGGTATAAAACTGATGGTAACCCAAAAACTCATTCCGCCATTAGTTAATTTTTGTGGATATAAATACCCTAAAATTTCACCCTCTAATTCTTGAGAATAATTATTTTTTAATTCATGCAATTTGGTCTTTATTGCTGTATTTGTCTTAAGGATATAAAAATATTTATTAGTATTATCTTTTGGCGAAATAATATGTATTTTTTCTAATTGATCGGAGCAGCTCGGAGGGTGTATTCTATCTTTTGATGAATACCATAAATATGCGGGCCGTAGTCCTTTTTCTACAAGTAATAGATTATAATAATCAACGTCATTATTTATTAACTTATTACCACCCTTACTATTTTTTGGTTCAGGCGGCAAACTAATTGCCTTTGGTATATTATTTCCCATGTTTTTTAAATAAAATATGCAAATATATAATATATAAAAAATATAAAATATGCAAATCAAATATATAAAATATGCAAATATATTCAAATATATATAAAATATGCAAATATATTCAAATATATATAAAATATGCAAAATATGCAAAAAAAAAGAATGTAAAGTATTTTAATTTGTAGAATTGGCGTTATCCGCCGGAGTATCTACATCAGATGCAACTGCTATATTGGATGCCGTGGCGGTCTTTGCTGCCTTGGCTGCAGCCTTTGCTTTTGCGGCCTCTTCTGCCTTTGCCTTTTTCTCCGCGCGCATGACTGCTAATCGATTATTTTGATTTATTTTTTTTTGCTCAGCGGCTGTTAGCTTTTTTTCAACTGGGGGGGGTGGGGGTATTGGTGCCGATGCGGACTCTGCCACCGATGTGGACTCTGCCGCTGATGCATGCTCTGCCATGGGCGCATCGGCCGGAATGTCTTCAAAATTTTCAGTTAACTTTGCCAGCATTCCACTTAACATAGGATTTTTTTCCTTCATGTCTTCCATTGCCTTTGCAAGCCCATCTTCCATTTCTTTTTGCTCTTCTTCAGTCATGTCGGGACTTTCATCTGCGTCTGCGTCTGCGTCTTCGCCATCATCTTCACCATTATCGGCCTTTTTTCTTTGCTTCTCTAATTCTTGAAAATTTTTATCAACTTGCTGAAATAGTGTTTGTAATTTTGGGTTATTTGCCTGCTGCGACGCAATCTTTCTATAGTGTGCAATAATTTTTCTAAATTGTGCCGTTAATACGGGCGATGACCTAGTATTTTTACTAACGTCTAACACAAAATTCTCCATAATAATAGTTGGGTTATTTGATGATATATAATCCTTGTAATATGAATTAAAATTTCCCTTTAATAAACCAACGCTTTCTGAAATCTTATTAAATGCTTGGTCGCATCTTGGAATCTGCTTTTTAACATCATCAATTGAGCTCATAATAATGGTAACAAATTCATTTACGTCAATATCTGGGGATGATAGCGTATCATAAATTTCATGACTAATTGTATATAATTTATGCAATATTGTTAATATAAAATCTTTATTATCTTCAGATAATCGGTCATCAATATAGATTTTTTTAAAATTAAAAATTAGAAATGGCAATGGGGAAAAATTCATTCCTCCCTTTAATAAAAATTTGTCTTTTAAGTCATTTATGTCCTCAATTGATTTTTTATATTGAATCAAATTTTTGCATGTTTCAATAACAGTATTTATTAAATTACATTTTTTAATCTCGGCATAAATCTCATTGAAGGCATTAACTACATCAACGGGGATTTTTGTGTAATCCCTAGATACTGGGGATAATTTATGAACAATTTCATTACTTGCTGCAAAATATGGCTCAAGACTTGGTGCCTTAAATGCGTCAATAAATTGACGGCGAAGTGAAAATAAATACATATCTAAATTGTCTCTAAATGCTTCAAAATAACACATAAATTTAACATTGTGGAGAATATCTAATACTTGTAAAAATCTTTTTATATTTGTCTCAATTAACTCATATTTTGGGTGAATAATCGAGATAGATGCCCCATCGGTGCCAATAACACCATGAAACATATCTATTACATCTTTATTTTGTAATGTTGACTTAACAACTTTAGATTTAATTTTAATTTTGCTCATTTTTTTTATGAAAATAAATATATTAAATAGTAATATATTTATATAATATAAAAAATTATAAATATAAAATGAGTTATATTGAATATGTTAATGGGTTTTGCCATACAATAAAAGTGATCACCACTGATTTAATGCGCAGATTTCCTGAAGACCCTGTTGTTTATAGGGCCCATAAGAGAATAATCACAATTATTGGCATTGACCCAAAAATGGTAATAGATATATGTGGACCATATCTATATCAATATAGAGATAAAATTTATTCTGATGATGTTGATGAGTCATCAAGTTTTTTTATTGAAAATGAATATGACCGAGAAATTAAAGAATCATCTGGCGGCGAAAAGTTGGAATTGGCTCAATATATTATTCCAAAAATGAAAGAATGCGCGCTTACGCTCCCACTTGATGAAAAAAGACAATATAAAGAATTTGCTATTAATTTATTAGATGATTATATTGAATATGTGGCCGCAATTAAAAACATTTAATGGGTTTTGCCAAAACAATTTAATGATTTTGCCAAAATGATTTTTCCATTAATAAATCCTTTTCATCATCGGCATCATCATCGCCTAATGTAAATGCATTATTTCTAGCCGGCGCACTATAATTTATTTTTTTTAATGATTCTGTGATATTAGAATCATCTGAAATTGATAAATTATCATCTAAATCATCCAAGTCGCCTTCTTTAAATGGTGAATCCTCTAATAATTTTTTATCAATGGATGATTTTGGGCGGCGGGGTGTATTATTTGATGAATTGGATAACTTATCAGAATGAGGGGCGCGGTCTGAATGTGAAGAGCCTCCCTTTAGTGGAGAGCCTCCCTTTAGTGTAGATCTAAATTTAACCATCTCATCAAATTTAGATATTATATTTTTGCTATCATTTATTGGAATTTCTTCTTGATCATTATCGACATCATATAAGTTACTGGCCATATAATTCATAATATTTTCTTTATCATCATAATCTCTATCATCATATCCTTCTATATGATTTCTTGGCATATTATTACTTGGCATATTATTGCTTGGCATATTATTGCTTGGCATATTATTTATTGGCATATTATTTATTGGCATATTATTTATTGGCATATTATTTCTTGGCATATTATTACTTGGCATATTATTTCTCGGCATACTATTACTTGACATATTATTACTTGGCATATTATTACTTGGCATATTATTGCTTGGCATGGGTGAAATATTTAATTGATTGCCAAATTGAGAAAAATAATATTCTATAATGCTATTGGTTCCAACATATATATCCCCAGCTTTTTTTTTATATTTTATTTTTAGTGCCGGTAAATCATTTATATTATTTTTTTTTAATAATTGCACTAAATTTTGATTATTATTTTTTATATCATCATAGGATATATAAAAAATTTTAAAAAAACAATTATTTTTTAAAATATCAATATTTGTATTTATAAATATTAATAATTGTTTTGAAATTGCAGGAATATTTATTTTATCATTTATATACACATATATAAAGTGATGCGGTATTTTTATATCTGATTTTGATTTACTATTACCCATTTATTAAATTTGAAAATATATTATATATATATTATAATATACATTATAATTTGATTATAATTTAAGGATAAACAATGGATTTGCTAGCTAATCCTTTTGAAAAACATCCAAAAGATGATCTTGATGATGGGGCCTCTCTCGATGATGGGGCCTCTCTCGATGATGGGGCCTCTCTCGATGATGGGGCCTCTCTCGATGATGGGGACTCTCTCGATGATGGGGCCTCCCTCGACAATGGGAGCCAAAATATAATTAAATTAGAAAATGAAGAATATTTAGACGCAGCATCTGACTCCGATGAAGACGCCACCGAATTTATAAAAAATAGCATACATGCAAAATCTCTACAATCTAAAAAAATGGATAGCGCCGTAAGTGTCGTAATTTCCCCTATTATAGTAGAACCATGCTGTTCTCTAAAATACCAAGAAGACCCCATTTGTGTAGAATTTTTAAAAGATGAATATAATCTTGATAGTATAAATATTTTCTCAGTAAAAGTAATCATTCCTTGTATTGAGTTTAATAATTTAAAAAATCCGCATTTAGGCATTACAATAATAAATGGCATCCGTAGAATACTTACTGATGAATTAGAGCATTGTCATTTTACATTAGAAGATATTAATATAGATGATAGTAAGCCTGACTTAATTGATGATTATATTTCTAAAGAATATTTAGAATTGCAATTATCAAATATGCCATTAATTTATGGTGCAAAAAAAAAGATTGCATCAAATACATTTTCATTAAATATAACAAATACATCTATATCTCCAATAATTATTACTTGCAATCACTTAGACCAAGGAAGTAACATTATAATGGATCCAACTGGTGAAATTTGTAGATTAAATCCAGGAAAACGCCTATCGTTCACTAATTTAAAAATAAAAGATAATTATGGATATAAATTTGGAGGTGCCACTGTAACATCTAATGCCATATATAGGTATTTAGATATTAAAATGCGCTCATTGGAAGAAATGAATATGCCTGAAAATAGATTAAAATCATTTGCGCATGAAAGTGGCTATGCACAATCATCACTACTCGCCACTCCTTTACAATTTGAGTTATCATTTAATATAAAATCCGCAACAAAAAATTATAAAAATGAGGCTAAGCTTATATTGCATGATTCAATTAATACCATTATTGAGAGATTAAAAAATATATTAATTATATTATCTCAATATATTCCGGGTGAAAATAATATACATATATCAGAGTCTCCAAATTCCGATACAAAGACTTTATACACGATTAAATTATTAAATGAAACGCATACTATTGGAGGATTAATGGTTGCTTTATTATATAGTTATACATCAAGATGCAATATTTCGGATGAAAATGAATTAAGCATTTTTATTTATTTACCATCTGAAATTGATGGAATTGCGCATATATTGTCCTGCGTTAAATATGGCATTGATTTGTATAAAGAAATGAAAAATCAATTTAAATAATATATATTTTATATTATTTTTCAATAATTATATAAAATGTATAATTCTTATTCAAATAATGCAAATAAACAAAATAATTTTTTTGTATATATTATAATTATCATAATATTAATAATATTGATAATAGTTGGCATATATATTTATAATAAAAATAAAAATAAAAATACAACTTCAAGTAATGTAAATATATTCGCAAAGTCGCTCCCTAATACCGGCTCAAATTCGCATTTATGCGCACACTTGATTGATATTA